TTCGAGAAAAACTTCTCGATCGATGAAATTATAACTGAAGCCTTTGAAAGATTAGGTTTCTTTGATTACTCCGGTAATGATTTAAGATCAGCTAGAAGATCATTAAACATAATGCTTCAAGAGTGGGACAATAGAGGTATTCATTTCTGGCAAGTTAGAGAACATGCTTTTAGTTTAATTAATGGTCAAAATGAATATGTGATATTTAGATCACCAAGCGATGGATCTTCTAATGGTATTACAACTACTTTAACTAGCGCAATAAATTCTACAGCAACAACTATTCCACTTGAATCTGTTAACCAGGTGCCTGAGTCTGGAACAATAATGAAATTATTTCTTACACAGGAATATCAACTTTAAGTTTAACGGGTGCTGTAAGAGGTGTAGATAATACTACTGCAGCTAGTCACGCAATAAATGACACTGTTACAAATTTCGTAAACATGGCTTCAGATATGTTAGAAGCCAGTTACAGAACTTCTTTAAATGTAGACTCACCTTTATCAAAGGTTAATAGATCACAATATTCAGCTTTCTCAAATAAAACAGCAACAGGTCAGCCTTCTCAATATTGGGTTCAAAGATTTATAGATAGAGTATCAATAACTTTATACCTAACTCCAGGTACAAACCAAGTTGGAGATTTTATATATTTTTATTACCTGCAAAGATTACAAGATGCAGGTAAATATACAAACGAAGCGGATGTGGTTAATAGATTTGTACCTTGTATGTGTGCAGGCTTGGCTTATTATATGTCACAAAAGAAAGCACCTCAGAGAACTCAAGAGATGAAGTTACTTTATGAAGATGAATTACAAAGAGCGTTAGAAGAAGATGGTTCATCTGCAAGTGTTTACATTTCACCTAAAACTTATTACCCGGAGATCTAATGGCAAAGTTTGCAAAAGGGAAACACGCTTTAGCAATTTCTGATAGAAGTGGTTTAGCTTTTCCTTGGAGAGAAATGGTTACTGAATGGAATGGTCAGTTTGTACATTACTCAGAGTATGAACGTAAGCAACCACAATTAGAACCAAGTCCTTTTGTATCGGACCCACAAGGTTTAGAAAAAGCAAGACCACAAATTGCACCTTTACCTACTCCAGATTTATTATTAGAAAATCCAATCAGTCAAGCAAACCTTGCTATCGTTGGTGCAGTCTATGTTGTTAGCCAACCTAATAGCGGAATACTAGTAGGGGACTTTGTAAGATTAATGAGTATTCAAACTGATTTACCAGGTGCAAGTGTAACTGGAACAAAACAAGCTTTAGAATTAGAAACAACATTGACTAACAGTATAAATTCTACAGACACTTCTTTAGTCGTAACTGATAATCTTTCATTTTATACAAATGGTGGTTATATTGTTATTCAAAAAATTAATCCTAGCACAGGATTTTTTGATAATGAAGTTATTCAATACACAAGTTATAACTCCGGTACTAAAACATTGTCAGGTTTAGTTAGAGGAACTAACGCACCATTTAGAGGAGTAAGTCCTGTTAACACTAACGCAAGTTCTCATTCAAGTGGAGCAAAAATATGTGGTGCAAGATTAGTGTATTCTTTAAATACAACAACACAAACTCAAGCTGGTCAGCCTTCAACAATAACTGTTGCTAATAGTTATAATTTAAAGGATAATGACGAAGGTAATTTATTTGTTTCACCAGTTGGAGCAGGAGGAGGCTTGAATTGTTTAGCAGGTCCTGTTAATAATAACTTTAACGCATATATAGCAGCTACATATTAATTATGACATATACAGAATTATTACAAAAAATTAAAGATTACACAGAAGTTGATTCAAATGTTTTTACATCAACTATCTTAAATGGATTTATTGAAAATGCAGAATTTAGAATTCTTAGAGATATTGATTCTGATAGTAATAGAAGATACGACACAGCAAATTTAATTACTTCAGATAGATTTATTAATAGACCAGCAGGTTTATTAATTGTGAGATCTGCACAAATTGTAGACTCAGACGGAAGTTCTCAACCTGATAATAGAGAATTTCTACAATATAGAGATACTAGTTTTATGTCAGAATTTAATCCTACAGAAGGCTTCTCAATAGAACAAATGGGAAGAAGAAGACGAGACGAATATCAAAGTGGTGTTCCTCGAATAGGAAAATAAGGAGATATATTATGGCTATAACACAAGCGATCGCAAATGCTTTCAAAAAACAATTACTAGAAGGTGACGCAAGTTTTAAATCATCTGGTGGTGATGTTTTTAAACTAGCTCTTTACACTTCTTCAGCAACTCTAAACTCAGCAACCACTGCATTTACAGCTTCTAATGAAGTTTCGAATACAGGAACTTATACTTCAGGTGGAGATAAACTAACAGGTCAAAATACATCAATTGCTTCAGGTGTTGCAATTGTTGATTTTGCAGATTTATCTTTTACAGGTGTAACGTTGACAGCTAGAGGTGCAATGATTTACAACACATCTTCTGCAGTTACTAATGCAACAGTTTGTGTTTTAGATTTTGGAGGAGATAAGACAGCTACTTCGGGAACTTTTACAATTCAGTTTCCAGCATTTACTACAGCAGCAGCTATATTAAGAATTTCTGGGTAAGGAGAACTAGATGGCATTAGTTGTAAACGATAGAGTTAAAGAAACTTCTACCACTACTGGTACAGGTACGCTTACTCTTGCAGGAGCAGTAACAGGATTTGAAACTTTTTCTAGTGCAATTGGAAATACAAATACAACGTATTATGCAATTGTAAATAGTGATGGAGCTTTTGAAGTTGGATTAGGTACAGTAGGAGCAGGTACTTTAGCTAGAACTACTATTATCTCATCGTCCAATAGTGATTCAGCAGTAGACTTTGCTGCGGGAACTAAAGATGTTTTTGTAACTTTACCTGCATCAAAAGCAGTTATAGAAGATGGAAGTAGCAATGTTACACTTCCAGCAGATTTATCTGTTGGTGATGATCTTACAGTTTTAGGTGGTGTTATTGACTTCAAATCTAATAGTGGATCACCAGCTGCTTTAAGAATGTATTGTGAGGTTTCAAACGCTCACTATCAAACATTACTACCACAACCACACTCAGCAGCTGCGGGAAACTCATTAAGACTTCCTGATAGTGGTGATACTGGTACACAAGATTTGGTTGCCGTAAATATTTCACAAACACTAACAAATAAAACTTTAACAAGTCCAGTATTAAATAGCACAATAAGTGGAACTTCAATTAAAGATGAAGATGATATGTCATCTAACAGTGCCACTCACTTAGCAACACAACAATCAATTAAAGCATACGTAGATACAGAAGTAGCTAGCGTTCCAG